AGGGTTAAAGGATGATTAAGCTTTTGACCTTCAAAACGAATCACTCAATCATGGGTGATGTTACAGAAACATCTAGTATGTTTATCATTTCAAAACCTGTTCAGGTTGTGATGCAACCAACTAAAGATGGTGCATCAATGGGTTTTGTACCATATGTTCAATTCTGTGATGAATGGAAAACAGGTATTACAATTAAAAAAGATGATATTCTTTTTGAAAGTACACCTGTATTAGAATTGACAAATCAATACAATGACATGTTTGGTTCTGGCATACAGATTGCCACATCCATTCCAAAACTATGATATAATGTGTGAATGTCTAAAAATTATTACACCAATGTTGCGGCAGTAGGCAACAATATCTGTTATCGGGGTGTGAAAGACGGTCGGCGCATTAAGCTTAAAATTGCTTATGAGCCGACTTTGTTTTTGCGCTCAAACAAAACAACCAAATTCAAATCACTTGAAGGTGTTTATCTTGAGCCAATGAAATTTGAATCGATGCGTGAAGCTCGAGATTTTGTTAAGCGGTACGATGAAGTACAAGGCTTTGAAGTTTATGGTAATTCTAGTTATCAATATGCCTTCATTGCAGATGAACAAAAAGGCATGGTTGAATGGTCAATGGAAGAACTATCGATTGCCATCATCGATATTGAAGTTGGTTCAGAGAATGGTTTCCCTGACCCGTATCAAGCAAACGAAGCGATTACTGCTATTGCTGTTCGTCAATTGAATGGCGGCACCGCAGTCTATGGTTGTGGTGATTACAAGAATGATGATGAGACTGTTACATATCATAAGTGCCGTGATGAATATGATTTATGCAAAAAGTTTTTATCTGATTGGAATACAAACCCACCAGATGTAATCTCTGGTTGGAATATTAAGTTCTTTGATATTCCATATTTGGTTAATCGTTTCACTAAACTATTTGGTGAAGATGAAACACGCAAGTTATCTCCTTGGGGTTTAATCAATAGTCGTAAGGCTGTGGTTAATAACCGAGAGTTAACTGCATATGAGTTTGTTGGCATTTCCACACTTGATTACATTGAATTATACAGATGGTATGCGCCAGGTGGTAAATCACAAGAGTCATATCGCCTTGATAACATTGCTCAAGTAGAACTTGGTGAAGGTAAGATTTCTTATGATGAATTCGAAAACTTGCACCAGTTGTATCGTTTGAATTACCAAAAGTTTATTGAGTACAACATTAAAGACGTTGACTTGATTTTAAAACTTGAGAACAAGTTGAAGTTGATTGAACTTGGTCTGACTTTGGCCTATGATACAAAGACCAACTACGAAGATATCTTTGCACAAACTAGAATGTGGGATGCTCTAATCTATAACTATCTGTTGGACAAAAACATTGTTGTACCACCAAAAATTGTTAAGAACAAATCAGAAGCATTTGAAGGCGCCTATGTTAAAGACCCTCAAACAGGTATGCATCCATGGGTTGCATCGTTTGACTTGAACAGTTTGTATCCGCATTTAATGATGCAATATAATATTTCACCTGAGACATTGGTTCAACCGACCGATTACACGGATGCAATGCGTGAAATTATTATGGATAGTGTAAGCGTTGATAAATTACTGACTAAATCAGTTAACTTAGATAAACTTGAAGGTGCAACCATTACACCAAATGGCCAATTCTTCCGTACTGACAAACAAGGCTTTCTGCCTAAGATGTTGGAAGAAATGTATATTGACCGTTCCAAGTTTAAGAAGATGATGATTCAGGCTAAGAAAGACTATGAAGTTGAGACTGATTCATTCAAAAGAAAAGAATTAAAGAATAAGATTGCTCGTTATGATAACCTGCAATTGGCAAAGAAAGTTTCTCTCAATAGTGCTTACGGTGCCCTTGGTTCTCAGTATTTTAGATTTTATGATTTACGTATGGCCTTGGGTGTTACTACTGCTGGTCAATTATCAATCCGTTGGATTGAACACAAGATTAACCAGTACATGAATGGCTTATTGAAAACAAATGATGATTATGTTATCGCCTCAGATACGGACTCGATATATCTCAAACTTGGTCCACTTGTTGATAAAATGTATCAAGACAAGACAGATGTTAATAAAGTTATCGCCTTCATGGACAAAGTCTGTGAAGATAAGATTCAACCTTTTATTGACAAAAGCTATCAAGAACTTGCTACGTATGTCCATGCGTATGACCAAAAAATGCAAATGAAGCGTGAAGGTCTTTCTAACAAGGGAATCTGGACTGCCAAGAAGCGTTATATTCTAAACGTGTATAACAATGAAGGTGTGCAGTACAAAGAACCTCAGATGAAAGTTATGGGTTTAGAAATGGTTAAATCTTCCACACCATCGGCAATCCGTGAGAAGATGAGACAGTCTATCAAGCTGATGATTAATGGTACAGAAGATGACATTCATACCTTTATTGATGAGTTTAGAAAAGCATTCAAGGCAATGCCGCCTGAAGAAGTATCATTTCCCCGTGGAATGAATGGTTTGAAGGAGTATTCTGATGCAGCTACTCTATATAAAAAGGGAACACCGATACATGTAAAGGGTGCTATTTTGTATAATGCCAAACTGAAAGTGTTGAAACTAGATAAGAAATACCCATTGATTCAGGAAGGCGAGAAGATTAAATTTTCCTATCTGAAACAACCAAACCCTATGAAAGATATGGTCATTTCATATCCAAATAGATTACCACCTGAGTTTGGTTTGCAAGAGTATATTGATTATGATTTACAATTTGAGAAGGCATTTCTTGAGCCTATCAAAGTGATTTTAGACCAGATTGGTTGGTCTACAGAGAAAAGAAATTCTCTCGAAAGTTTTTTTTAACTAAGGAAATATTATGAGTCTATTAGACAAAATCAAAAAGAATTCAACTATTAAAGATAGTGCAATTCTTGCCAATTCAAAGTTCTTTAATGCAAAGGACATGATTACAACCGGTGTGCCAATGGTCAACGTGGCATTATCTGGTAATTTAGATGGTGGTTTGACGCCAGGTCTTACGATGTGGGCAGGTCCATCAAAACACTTTAAGACTGCTTTCAGTTTGTTAATGGCTAAGTCCTACATGGACAAGTATTCTGAATCTGTACTGTTGTTCTATGATTCAGAGTTTGGTACTCCGCAATCATACTTTGATACATTTGGTATTGATACAGAAAGAGTTATCCATACTCCTTTGACTGATATTGAACAGTTGAAGTTTGATATTATGAAACAACTTGAAGGTATTGACCGTGGTGACCGAGTGATGATTATCATTGACTCAATCGGTAATTTGGCTTCGAAGAAAGAAGTTGAAGATGCTCTTGAAGGTAAGTCTGTTGCAGATATGAGTCGTGCGAAACAGGTTAAGAGTTTGTTCCGTATGGTAACACCACACTTGAACCTCAAAGATATTCCAATGGTTGTTGTGAATCACACATACAAAGAAATTGGTATGTTCCCTAAAGATATTGTTGGCGGTGGTACAGGTTCGTATTACTCAGCTGATAACATCTTTATCCTTGGTCGTCAGCAAGAAAAAGAAGGCACCGAAATTGTCGGTTATAATTTTATTATCAACGTAGAGAAATCCCGTTATGTCAAAGAAAAATCTAAAATACCCGTTAATGTATCTTTTAATGGTGGCATTAACAAGTGGTCTGGTTTGCTCGATATTGCTCTTGAATCCGGACATGTGGTTAAACCCACCAATGGTTGGTATGCCAAAGTAAACCAAGATACTGGTGAAGTGGGTGATAAGAAACGATACAATGATACTCAAACGGCTGAATTTTGGAATGATATTCTTTCTACAGATTCGTTTAAAACTTTTGTGAGGAAGAAATATGAAATCACTTATGGCAGCATTATGGGAAATGATCCAGTTTTGGAAACCGAAGATGAAGAAGCTTGAAGAAGATAAAGATTTTAAATTTGTTGACTTTGAAGACTCTGATATCACCGGCATAGGTATTCTTGCTGGTGATTTCAAAGGCGTTCTATACCATTATACTGGTGCAAGGGTTAAACATGATACAGGTTTGCCAGTGTTGGAATTCGGTTATACTATCGTCCATGCAGGCGAACACGACATGGAGGCCTTGCAAAAAGATGAGGAATTTCATACAATGATAGGTGACATACTCACCGAGTTAATTATTAACAACCGATATAATGAAAAGATTAGAACAAACGATCCTGAAGAACTTGATTTACAATGAAGACTTCACACGCAAAGTATTGCCTTTCATGCGAGCCGATTACTTTGGTGACAATACTGAAAAGGTTGTCTTCAAAGAAATCTTTGAGTTTGTAAACAAATACAAGAATCTTCCCACACACGAATCTTTGGTGATTAACTTCACCGAAAGTAAATCTCTAACTGAGGTTGAAGTCCGTGATTCTATTGAACTGCTCAATGAGATGCATGTTTCACGGGAAGAAAAAGTCGAAAGTAAATGGCTTGTTGAGCAGACTGAGAAGTTTTGCCAAGATAAGGCCATTTACAATGCCATTATGGAATCAGTATCAATACTTGATGACAAAAATGGTATCAAACCAAAAGGTGAGATTCCAAAACTGTTGAGTGATGCACTTGGTGTTTCATTTGACCAACACATTGGCCATGATTATATGTCCGATTATGAGTCTCGTTTTGACTTCTATCACAAGGTTGAATCCCGTGTCAAATTCGACCTTGATATCTTCAATAAGATTACTAAGGGTGGTCTGCCAACTAAAACACTAAACATTGCACTTGCTGGCACTGGTGTCGGTAAGTCCTTGTTTATGTGTCATGTTGCTGGTGCCTGTTTGTCTCAAGGCCAGAATGTATTGTATATTACCTTAGAAATGGCTGAAGAAAGAATTGCTGAACGTATCGATGCCAATTTGCTAAATATTGATTTGAATGAATTGCAAACAATGACTAAAGAAGATTATGAACGCAAGTTTAAAGTCTTACAGAACAAGGCACATGGCAAATTGATTATCAAAGAATATCCAACTGCTAGTGCTTCTTCTTTACACTTCAGAGCCTTGTTGAGTGAATTACACTTGAAGAAAAACTTTGTACCAGATATTATCTTCATTGATTATTTAAACATCTGTGCATCTGCTCGTATCAAGGCTGGTGGTTCTGTAAACTCTTACACATACATCAAATCTATTGCAGAAGAACTCCGTGGTTTGGCTGTTGAACACAATGTGCCAATTGTTTCTGCAACACAAACA